AAAGATAAATACACCATATATTAAGTAATCGCTGGCCACTTTTTAATAGGACAATCCTGACCAGCCCAACTAGCTTTTACCTTTAAATTACAACCACATTTTGTACATGTCCAATTAGGGCTAGACTTATTTACTTCGGGGCATGTATCACAAATATCTAATCGTATTTTTACTTTATCTTCTGTTAATGTTGGCATTCCAGTAGCGACATGTTTAGTTAATGCTACTGCAAAATTAGCTGCTTTTTCAAAAATTGTTGGTTCTTTAGCCATAATAATCTCCTTTAGTGTTTCAAATCCTTTGACCAATATAACAAAAAAAACAGTCCTCGTAAAGAGGACTGCTTTATTTTATTTAATATTTTAACACTATACTGCACCAAGAAGAACCCTTCGGTTATCAAGTACAGCAAAGCCGTGTTCACCAAAACCATACATGCCCATCCTGCGTTGACGATGGAAAGTAGGATCTTCGTAAACTTCGATTTCTTGACGAACAGGATGAACAAAGCTGTCTTGTTTATCAAGGTCTAAGCCGATAACAATTTCAACTTTGCTGCCTGGCATAGATGCACCAAGAGGTCCAGTATAATACTTCTGGAATTCTTGACCAACGCCAATTTCATCAAGATCGTGAAGGTTAACGCCAAATACCCTTGGAAGTGGAGTTTCTTCTTGAACGAAGATTTCCCTTCGGGTAAAGTCATCAACTTCACCAATCTGCCATCCACGAATGTCTTCAAGACTTTCTGGACTGATATAAAGGTCAGTAAGCTTACCACGATTAATCGAGGTACTATTACCACCAGTATTTCGCCTCATGGAAGTTTTGAGAAGAGCAACTAGCCTCTTGCTAAAGTAGCCAGCAGCAGCAACATCGTCATAAATGACAAGGCCACGACCAACGCCAGCAGCAAGAATAGTTCTCCAGCCATCGCTGTTCATTTTACGAACAAAAGATGCTTCAAGAACTTGCATTGCTCGACCAATGATATCCCACCTTGCATCCCTAGCATAACGCAGGGAGAAGTCGATGGAAGCACCAACTTCATAGGTAGGAACCATTACATAGTCGCCTTCTACGCTTCGCTCAGGAATTTTACCCTGTGCAGGAATCGTATAAGCAACGAAATCTTTCTCAGTACCAGGAGCAAGAAAATCCAAAGGAAATTCTACCGAAGTACCAGGAGCAAAATTTACAGTTTCAAAAATATTGCTAACGATATCTCCGTTAACAATACCCTGACGAAGAGGGAGGGTTAAAGCTTTGGCCAATTCAACTTGTGCAGCACAAGCAACTTCATAATTGTTGCTGCCTGACTTTTTCAACAAGTCTACCATTTCTGGAGTTGGTGTCTTCATGGAACTATCTCTCCTTTTTTAAAAGTTATGCAGGAAGGTCAATATACACTTTTGCGAAACCACTTTCGTCTTTTGCAGTAGCAAAAGCCCCTACTAGTGGAGTAGCAACTACACCAACAGGAGAAATTACAGTTGATAGAACACCAGTTCCAACAAGATATGCTGGAGCACCTGGTGCTGGAGTACCAGCTACCGCATCAGTTACAACATAACCTTTGCGAAGTAGTGGGGCTTTTTCGCCAACTACTTGTTCATCTTTCATAAAGTTGCGATGCTGACGAGTTTGGTCAATGCTTACAAAGCTTGCCAAAGTCAAACCAGCAACTTTATATCCAGATGGATTTACAACTAAGGATGCAATTCCTGGAGTTTCGTTACCAACACCAGAAGCTTGAGTACCATAAACAAGAACAAGACCCTTGCTTACAACATCGTTGCAAACCAAAGAAATGTCAGTTTCAAGTACATTACGGTCAGATTTAAGAGCCATTAGTCTCTCCTTTTATTACTCTGTGGCCGATGTTTCTAAACCAAAATAAGACGCAATTTGCGATGCTACTTGCTTAACACCATTAGAACTTTCTGAAGTTGCAAGAGCAGCATCTGATTTAACTTCAGCAGTGTCCAAGATAGATGCAGATGCTTTAACATCTGCTGGATCTTCACTAATTTCTACATTTTCACTTGGATTTTTCTTTTTGTCTTCTTCTGGATCTTTAGCTGGTGCTGCTTCATTAACAGTTTTTCCAGATTTGTATTCAGACATTTTTTTATTAAAGTAATCAGACTGCATAGTAACTGCACTGGCAAAAGATTCATCATTAAGAGCACTTAATGCAGAAACTACCAAAGTAGCTTCATCTTTATTCATGCCAAACTTTTCAATTACCATTTCTGCACGACTGCACTGTACTTTTTCTTTTTTCATGTTGTTAAGTTCATTAACTACCATGTCAAGTTGTTTTTTCAAAGCAGCATTATCTTCAGACATTTTTTTCTTGTCTGCCATATAGTTAGCTTGATCTTCGCCCATCTTTTCTTCTTTCTTTTTCATGTCTGGCGTTTCTTTGTTCTCTTCCATAGGATCTTCTGGAGGAATAGCATTTGCTGGTGGAATTACATTTCCAGCAGATTGCTTTGCTTTTTTATCTTCTTCTTTTTTCATTGCTGGATCTTCAGTAGTATCTTCTTTATTTTCTTCTTCGGGAGTTTCTGGTGGAACTACCGCAGCTACTGCAATTTTTTCTTCTTCAATGCTCATAATAATCTCCTTTGACTTTGTAGTCTCATCTAATTGGTACACCGAACTTGTAATAAAAGCTTCCGTTTCATCAAAAATAATACTTTCTGGATTGGCTGGCTTGCGGACAAGACCCTTTCCAGAGAAGACGATGTTCTTTAAAACTCTTCCTATTTTGATATTATTAAAGACACCATTACCGCCATATGCTCGTAAATGTTTAGTTAGAAAAGCAGTCTTTTCATTTCTAGCAATTACTTTGGCAGCAACACCATCATCCATAGCATAATCAAAATTATTAAATAATGCTTCCATAGAGACAAACCATTTATTGTTTGCTATGCCAGAGATTATATCATTCATCTCTTCTTGTTTTTTTGGATCTTCCCAAAATTTGTAAAGTACAGCAGAAGTCAAGATGTGAAACTTTTTAGGTAGTTCATCAACACTCATTCCTTCTGCCACATCATTGCCATCTTCGTCAATTACTTTAGATCCAGTAATATGTCCAATTATTTGTTTTTGATCATGCTCATAATTAAATGGCTTATCAGATGGAGTATTTCTTGCAGTCCAAACTTCTGCCTTATCAAACACATCATCATTTTTATTCCAGCCAGTAGTAACTAAGATAGATTTCAAATAATGAAGATCCATCTGGTTTTTATTTTCTGCTACTGCCCTTAGTGGCTTGTTTAATAGGAAAGGATCACAAATTTCTAATTCACATGTAGAAGAAATAGACATGCTAGAAATAATTTTTTCTTTAAGTCCGTCTTGTATTTCTGACTTAAAAATTGCAAATTCTTTCATTTGTTTTCCCCTAAATTAAAATAGTTTGTTATTTTGCTTAAGAACAAAACATTATCTATTTCTTTTTCAACATCTGCATTCTTAAATTTAAGAATACCATCGTCTACACTAAACAACTGCAATGTAAACTTATATGAATTTTCAATATCTTGATGCAAAAAAACTGCGTAAATATCATCAACCTTCTTTTTGCCCATATATACTTCTACATCAGAAGTTTCTGTATCATATATTACTTTTATCTTTGGCATAGTATCTCCCTATTAAATACACCCAAAAATCATATATTCTTTTAATTAAAGATTTTTGTCCTTTTATAAACAATCCTACACTTTCATTTTGATTGATAAATTTATCTAAAAATTTTGGAAGTTTCTCGCTTTTATGTTCATGCGTAAATATAAAATTAGATTGATTTCCAAGTACTGTAATATAATCTTTTTTACTATTTTTAGCAAATTCTTTATACCAATATCTTTCTAAAGTATCAATTGTATCGTGTTCAACAAATGGAGGCCAAAATTTTCTAGCAGATGAAACTGCAAAGCAATTTGTTGCCCAAGCATCTGTAGTAAATCTATTATTCCAAATAAAAGTTACAGCACTAGCACCAGAAATCATTTCATTTTCTATAACATTAAAGCCATATTCTGTTATTTTTACATCTGCTGCTTGAACTATGCAGTATGAGTCTGGATGATCTCTAAATACAGTTTCTAATCCTAGTCTTATATTGTGAGACTCAAAAAAAGATGTCGGTTGTTTTCCATTTTCATTTGGAAAACCTTTTCTTGTAATTAACTTTTGAATGATATCTTTTTTAATTAAGTCTTCAAATAGCCAAAACTTTCCATGTTCTGGTGAAGACCATATTACATATATATCTGGCTTAACCTTGAAAAATTTTTTATATCTTTCTATGTTTTCAATGCTGTTACAAAATTCATGATATCTACGATATAGGGTAATCAGAATTATTGGTTTCATCTTGTTTGCCTATAAAGTAAATTGCAACAGATGACGCTTCAATTTTTCTTCTTGTTTCTGTATTTGGCTGAATGCCTTCTTTAGAAATATAATTCTTAGTAGCTATAGACAGTACCTTATTTATATCATCATGAATTTTCATGTCTGTATTAATAATTTTTGCTATAGTTTGTCTCTCTACTTTTTCCAAATAACTTAAATTACAAAGTATGTGAAACTTTGTTTTTTCCAAAGAATTAAAATCTTCAGAAGATAGTTCTCTTATAGATTTCTTTTTTGATGAATGTAGGAAAGCTGGATTAACTAAGTCAGATATAGATTTTTGAGCAGCTTCTGCCCAAGACATTATCTCTACTAATTCAGCAGCAGTCCTTGGTTTAATTTCTTTTTTCTTTCTTACTTCTTGATCTTTAACTCCAACTGGTCTTCCTTGTCCTTCAATACCAATTGGTTTATCTTGAGATTGATTTGGTTTTTGACCCATAGGAGGTACTTTTGGAGGTGCTGTTTCTTGAGAAGCTTCAACCCCAAAGTCTTTTGGAGTTAGTACACCCATTTGTGCCCAAAGTTTTTTAATTTCATCTAATCTTTGTGGATTATGCCAAGGTCCAGCTTTTTTAGGCATTTGATCATTTTCTCTTTTTTTACCTTCTCTTTTTCTTCTAACAGCTTCAATTTCTGGAACAAAGTTAAATCTTTCTTGAATTGCTTCTTCACTAATAATATCCCTATCAACTAAATCAATAAGCAATCTTTTTTCTGCTGCTTCATCTTGTAATGTTTGATGATCAAAAACAATTTGAGCAGGAAGTTTAAATCCCATTGCTTTCTGAACAACTTTTATTTCAGTTTCCCAAAATTTAGTTAATAGTTGTCTACCATAATCTAATCTTTCGATTAGCGTTCTAAGGCTAATATAATTGTTTGAAAATCCTTGACCAGTAGGTAAACCAGTTAAGGATGGTGGTATACCCAATCCTGCAAAAATTGCATTTAAAATTGGCTTATACTTTTCTTCACCTAAAAATTTAGCTACATCAGTAGATGTTTCTTTAAAGTCTAATTCTGGACCCCATATAAGATCGATAGATCCACCACCAACATTATTTAAAAGCATATCTGCTAATCTACCAATTGCATTTTCTGTTGGTAATATTCTGTGTTCTAAAGAACCTAATTTCCAAAGTCGAATATGACTAACTGCACCATCTAATGCTGCAAGATCCGCAAGCTTCATTTTCTTGAGCATCAATAAATCTTCTAGAATACAATAGATCATTGGCTTTGCCCAAACTTGCCAATCATCTCTCTTGTAATAAATAGCAATAGTTTTATCTGCTGGCAATGGAATTGATTTTCCTCCAGCAATGCTTGGATTAAATGTTGCTGTGGGAACTCCAGACAACATTTCTTTTTCTATTTCTTCTTTTGGATTTTTAAGTTTTTGAGCAATTATATCTGGAATTCTTACGCCTTATCTAAATGTGTTTGGCCCAAGAAACGGTGCTATTTGTTCTCCATACACTTCAATAGTACAAGGATTATAGATTGTGTATGACCAAGGAATTTCATTCTTAGCTACAGCTACTGGTTTTTCAACAACTAAATCTGCTGCTGAACCTTTTTGTAAATTTTCAACTTCTGAGTTTTTAAGTTTTGCAGTAGATCGTTTTATAATTACATTTCCTGCACGATAAAGCATATTTAAAATACGCTCAGTTCTTTCTAAACCATTTACTTTTTTAAACCATTCTCGATAAAAATCTTGAATTTTTTCATTTGGATGAACAAGTTCTATTCCCTGACAAGCAAATTCTGCCATCATATCTATTACATTACGCACAATTCCAATGCGTTCATAAGCTTGCATACAAGCAAGCATAATATCTTTATCAAATAAGGGGATCTGCTCGCCTGGTCTAAAGAAGTCATAATCTCTTCGATCAAATGACTCCCTAACTGAAACATGGTTAGTAACCACATTTTGAAATGAATTTCCAGCAACAGACCTACTTAATGAGTCTGCATGATTAGCTTTTGCGAATGCTTTTTGTTTTGATTCTGGATCATTTTCATCCCAAGTTACAAACATTGCTTTATCATTTGACATTGTATTTTCCCTAATCTGATTGCAATCGGATTACTCTACAGTATTATTACACCTTGTAGGAACAACTGTACCATAACCAGAATTATGATTGGTAGCTTTTTTGAACCATTCTGGACCAATATACATTTCTTTATCTAATGATCCTTGATCTGCAACATGTCTGGCAAATCCACCAGTATGAGTATATTCATCTTGAACTTCAATTCTTTGAAATGCTCTAGCTACCATATTTGCCATAAGTAGTGCAGAATACCTATCTTTTCTTGTTCTGCTCTTTTTACCATCTGGATCTCTACTTTCTGGAGTATCCCATCTATCTCTACCTGATGGAGTATGAACATGAACAATGCTAGAAAGCTCATCTTTTAGTTCTTCTATATCCATCACACAATCTTCTAGGGTGTCATACATATTAACCCTTCCTGTTGCCATATCTTCTTCTTGTGCAAGAGTCAATGAGATTGGGTCAAAGTATGGAAATAGCAAAGTCTTGTCTTCTAAATCTTTTCTTAATCCATGATTTGCTTCTACTACCCAGTTTGGATCAGCAAAATTTATCATTGATAAAATATGTTCACCACTTTTATCGTCTGAGTCTTTTCTTTTAAGTGGGTCAATTACTTTATAGATTGCTTTTTCTGAATCCTGCAATCTATTTGTATCTTGAAGTCCTTCCTCAATAGCAATACCTCCACCTTGACTATCCAAAGCTATGCGAACCATATTGGGAAACATCTTTGCTAAATTTCTTATTTTTCTACAGCAATAACTGTAAAAGTCTTTTTCATTTACGATTCCGCTTTTCATTTTTTCTTTAAACGAAGATCTAGTTGTAGTCCAGCAATATACTATTCGTCTATGGTCTGGATAAAGTGCCAAGATTATTACTGCAAAATTATCTCTTTCAGATGCTGGATCAATAGCCATAACATGCTGCACAGATGAATCGCCAAGAAGAGAAGCATGAAATAAAACTTCCCCACTAGGTAAAACAATTGGCGAACTTGGATTTCCAGAAACGCAAGATTCAATTAAGCTTCTCTTAAAAAAACCATCTGAATCAGTTGCAAATGTAGCACCATATTCAATTAGATAATTCGCCTTAGTGCTATTTATTCTTGCAGAAGTTATTTGCTTCGCATCCATAAAACCTGGCGGTAATATTTCCACAGGAAGTCTTATGATTGAATAATCTCTCCAATCAAAGCCATCTGGAACTGGCCCTTGAAATATTTGCTCCAACAAATTTTTGTCGCCATTACTTTCAATAATTCTTTTATAGTTAAACCATGTTTTATAAAAATGATTAAACGAGTAGTATGCTGTACCAGAAACTATGTTTTGATTGCTTCTAAGTATCTTGCTTTCCTGTGCTTCATCTTCATCAGTCCAAACCCCAAGCTGTTTCATCAATCTTATTTTTGCTTGCCTATGAACTTTTTCACTTGGGTTAGAAGATACGCTAGAGAAACCCCTTACCACATTTTGATAAATGTCTTCTCTAATAGAAGCAAACTCATCGCAAACTGTATAGTTAGCTCTTTGACCTCTAATCTTCTCTCCTGTTCCTAATGGCAATGCCATAGCAACGCTTTCGCCAACAATCATTTCACATCTATCTATGTCTCGTCTTGGGCCTTGATCTCTATTATTTCTACCTTTACCAACACCACATATATCTCTATAGATAACCCCATTTGCCCATAGACCTTCCATGTATTCAAATATAACTTTACTCTGTCTAAATACTTTACCTATGATTGCAATCTTGCATCCTTGGGTAAACAGAAGTCTAAGCATAGAATATAACGCAAGGATATAACTTTTCCCTGCACCACGACCAGCGATGATCATTGGGAATGGTCTTTTCCAAAGCTCTTTTAAGATGATGTGCTGAAAAGGAAATATATCTATTCCAAACAGAAGCTTACATGTAAAAGGAAAGTAGTCTGGATTTCTCATTATCTTTAGCAGATATATATCCATTCTTTCCATGTCTGCTTTAGAAATGTTTTTCAATGGGTGGATCGTATTTAATGGAACATCAACTATTCGTTGAATATCATTAATATCTGTAAGAGGATTTACCGCAAGCATTTCCTGCTCAGAAAGCATCCACGCTCGATCAATTATCCTCTTTAACTTCTCTTGGTCCTTCATTTTCAATTACTCGTTTGAATATGGAAGAGGCAACTGTTTGCCCATGATTTTCACAAAATATTATTTTAACCTTATACTTTAATTCTATCTCTATTAATCTTTTCAATAGGAAAAATGGATTGAGCTTTACGCTCTTCATCTTATAGGATGGTATGCCAGTTCCCTTTGGGTATTTAATTAAGTCATCCATAGAGAATTCTAAAATCATAAATGCATACTTAAATGATTGCATTCTTTCTAGTTCTCTTTCAAATCTATCTTCAACTAAATTTGTTGCCAGTTCTGCAATAGAACCTTTTCTTTCTATTGTCAGTATGTCTTGATATCCCTCTATGGAATAATCACCAGTCTTTAGTGTTCCAGATACAGTTCCTTCGCAAGCTTTTGCTGGCATAAAAGTCCAGCCATTTTGCTCTCTAGTATCTCTGATTACCTTATACTTTATGTCCATTGATATCGCTTTCGACCATCTCTTTTACAAGGAGATCAAAATTATAGTGTGGTTTCCATTTAAGAACTTCCCTTGCCTTTGTTGATACACCACGAAGAGCATCAACCTCAAATGGTCTTTTCAGTGACTTGTTTAATGTGACATATTTTTCCCAATCGCCAAGTCCAGCAGCTTCAAATGATTTGTTTAAAAAATCTTCTACAGAATAGGTAGATCCAGTAGCTATAACAAAGTCTTGTGGGTTGTCTAACTGAAGCATTAAACGCATTGCTTCAACATAATCCTTTGCATGACCCCAATCACGCAGAGAATCTATATTCCCAAGTTGTAATTTATCTTTAGTTAATTTATTAACATACTTACCTATCCAAGAGGTTATCTTCCTAGTTACAAACAACTCTCCCCTTCTAGGCGATTCATGATTAAAGAGAATGCCCGAACAGGCGTACAAGCCATAAGACTCCCTATAAATTTTAACCAGATTATGGGATGCCAGCTTTGCCACACCATATGGAGAGTTTGGAACCATTAAAGTGTCTTCATCTTGAAAACAATCTTTATTAATAAAATCTTCTCTGCTAATAGCAGTTTTAGATTCTTTTCTAATTCCAACAATAGGCATAATATAAGAAAAACATGAACCATACATTTCACTTGTTGATGCCTGATATAGTCTTGAAGATTTTGAAAAATTCAAAATCCCTTCCAAGACATTAAGCGTTCCCTTCAAATCCACATCGAGCGTATGATGCGGTTGCGTAAACGAATCACCCACATGACTCTGTGCTGCCAGATTGTAGATTTCTGTGGGGGTATATTTATAGATAGTGGAGAAGACAAACGATTGATCGCAGACATCGCCTCTTAAGAGAGTGAAGTTTTTGTGATCTGAACAACCATTAAGCCTTGCTCCATTATCTATTGACGACCGTCTTGCTACCGCTAAGACATTGTACTTTTTTGCCAAAAGGCTTTCGCAGAGATACGAACCATCTTGTCCTGTCGCCCCAAACACTAGTGCCAACTTATTCATCGTCTTTATCCTTTGGAATTAAAACTGGTAGGTCTTGACTACCATCATCAAATGTATGAACGCTAGTTAACTTCTTCTCTTCCTTTTTAGTGGCAAGCTTCATGGTTTCCATAGTACCTCCCACTAAGTCACGCTCTTCCTCATTCTGAAGTTTTTTAATAATCGCCAAGTATGTTTCTTTAGATGACTCGATACGAGTAATACGCTGATCTCTAGTTGCCTTTAAGTCTTTGAGCAATCCTTGGTGTTTTTCTTCAAGTTTAATAAATTCTGTAGACCTAGCTTGTTCAGAAGATTTAGCTGCTTGTATCTGTGTCTCTAAGCCGAGCACATATTCACGATCAGATTCGGACATGCCTTGCATCTCAGGAAATCTTCTCATGTACTCTTCTTGCATTCTAATTAGCTTTGCTATTTCCTTACCAGAGTTTCTTTTGCTCTTAGCATTCCTATGCATCATTATCTCAAACTTGATAACCAAAAATATTTGTGTTTCCTCAGTTACGAGAACATCTTCTCTGAACTGAGCCATGTACTTTACATACTGTTCTTCAAAATATTCCAACTCTTCCTCATCCATTTCCTGCTTAAGCTGTCGCCAAGCTTTACTACTTCTTAAATTTTTATGATTTTCATCATTGAGTGTCTGTACAAACTCTTCAATTAGTACCACAGGCTTGAGCAAGAACGAGCTTAAGTCTTCTACCGATAAAGTTTCATGGTGCTTAGTTATATAATCACGATCAGTTCTATTCAGCTTCTTTCCTGCCATTTAGGATCTCCTTAATTGCTTGTTCAACTCTTTGTTTTTTTATTTTGGGAACAGACTCACCAGCTTTAATTCTAAGATATATTGAACGAAGTTCAACAGGAAGGTGCAAGTCTATTAGATTAGAACACTCAGATATGTTCGCTTCATCTACAACAGATTGTTTTCCGTGTGCGTTCTTTTCTGTATCGTCTGAGATTGTCTGTATATCTAAGGGTCGCATTAAATTTTGCTTAGACGAATTCCTTTTTTTCCATGCCTTATACTTTTCGCAGTAATTGCCATCTGAACATTTGTTCGAGTCATGACATGATTTACATGGGGGATCTGTTCTATGATACTTGTCTCTCTTAAAATTAATAAGTCTGTTTTTAATATGGGAATAAAGAAAGTTTTCTAAGGGGCGAGATGGGTCATAGCGAGATAAAGATTCAAGTCCAAATATGTAAGCTTCCTGCCTAATGTCTTCCACATCGTAATATCCGAAAGTAAATGTTGGGGCAAGAAGGTTGATCGCTTTCTTCAAAGCTAATATAACTTCTTCTTCCTTTAATCCATGCGGATAATCATTCATCTTTTATGATGTTCTCTTCGATACTGGCTAACGCCTGTTCAATGGGGGGTGTTGGGGCTAACAGTTCTGGTTCTGGTAATACACACCCTGCTATCACCTTAATTCTAGTTTCTACTTCAATTGGTTCATCTTTGTTCATGGCATCACCAGTTTCTACAAAAGTTGTATTAGTACATCTTATGTATGATACTATTGTTTCAATCGGATTGCAAGTCTGTCTGCGACAGTTTGAGTGCTTTAGGGCGAACAAGTATGGCTTTGGTAGTACATTGGGGAAAGTGTGGCTTGGTAAGTGGCAATGCCCCCCGCTTCAAACTACCCATCCTACCTATCTTAACATTTTGAATAAACCCCTGCCATTTTGACATGCTTAAGCTGCCATATAGACAGACGGAAAATCCGACACCTGCCACAATGACAAAACTTTTATTTATTTCTATTTTTATTAAAATATTTTCTGGATTATGTCGAATAATACCATAGGATAGTGGTAGTAAGTTATTTGTTTTTTAGATTCTACTTTTTAGAATCAACAAATAGCAAACAAGGAAAAGGAAAAGTATCATGAGCGAATTGAAAATATCAGTAGAAGTATTTTATGCAAGTATTGAAAAACTGGGCAAGATTGGCAAGCGTAAGGGTTATAGTGATTGGGAAGACCTTGCAATTATTGCCACTACTAAAGCGAATGAGAATTTTGAGCCTAGCAAGGGTTATAAATTCAATACTATTCTTTATACTACTTTTCGTAATATTTTGATTGACGAAAACAGGCGTTTGAATACTGCGAAAAGAGAAGGTAAAACAGTTACAATCAGCAAGTTTGAAGATTCTGAGAATGGCAATAATTTTGAATTGCAAGGTAAACCCACTAACACAATGGAAGTATTACAATTCCATCTTCGAGATGCTTACGATGCTGGCATTATCGATTTTACCGAACATAATATTCTAGCCTTAAGGTCGAAGGGTTATAACTTCGATGAGATTGCAAAAAAACTTGACATTAGTCAAGGGAGTGCGTTTGGATTACATGCCAAGGCTATTGCTAAAATGGCAAGCTAGGCAAGGTAGTCAAGCCCCTAGTTATTTTGACTAGGGGTATTTTCTTAATAGTATATAGAATAAAGGGATAATAGAATGATTAATGATAAGAACACTAAAACGGCCGTAATAAACCTTTTCAATCATCTTAAGTACAATATGTTTGAATATGTAATTAAAGAAGATGGTAAGGGTATTGTTAAGACGCTTGAATATGTCGATAATGATAAGCTATTTTATCAGGTATATGAGAGTATAACAAAACATAGAATGACAATGCTTGATTCTGTTGTATTTGAATTTGACGCTGATTATATGCTTATCGATTATCAATTACCTAATGATGTCATTCAATTGGAAGGAAAGCCGTAAGGCTAACAATGGCTTGACATCGTAAGATGGAAAGCCCGGCCGATAGGCCAAAATAAAAAAAATAACCTAGTGTCTTACCAAAGTCACTGGGCTTAGGGAAGGTATGCCTATTGGGTAAGATAGACAAAGTCTAATTGGATATGTTTGTCTATATATATGGTTACAAATAATTTTAAAATAAAATAAAATAAGTTTGAATAAATTCTAAGTTAGTACGAATAATATAGCATAAGGGAAACACAATGTTAAACCTTAAGGATAAAAAGTAAAGGATTAGATAAGATGATTAAGATTGAAAATGGTATTGCTAGTGGTGTTTTTGCCGATAATGTCGGTAAACGAATAAGTATCAACAAATACAGTCGGCCCGATTGCAAAATCGATGGATTTCGATTCGGTACACTAGAACGAGTAGCTAAAAGTAAAAATGGTTATTATATTCTTGTTAGTTATAACGAAGGTAATCACCACAATGAAAAAACGATTAGTGCTTATTCTCTAAGGTATATAGTCGATGGAGTAATCCACGACTAATAAAATAAAAAAAGATTTTTTTGAATAAAATTGTGATTGTTACGAATAATAGTATAGCAAGAGAGTTTAACCCTAACATGGAGTGTAAGATGAATAATAGTTATGACCCATTTGTTTGCAATTGGTTGGTGGAAGCTAAAAAGGCCAAGGCCATGACAGTAGCATCCTTGCGATATAGTATTGACGATTGTAGAGAGTGTATCAAGCTTAACATCAACCCTAACAAGTATTATGATCAAATATCGGTATACAAGGCCGAATTAGCCAAGAGGGGGGCATAAGCCATGTCCATTGAACAAATGAATATGCTACTCTTGTTTGGTCTGATTGTGTATTCAAGCTGTTTATATCAGGCGATAGCCTATATGAACAAATAAGAAAGAAGGGGGGCGAAAGCCCCTCGATGGTTCTCTCGAAGAGAGAGCCCGGCCGATAGGCCAAGAAAAAAAGACCTGCAAGTCTTACCAAGACTAGCGGGCTTACCGAGGTATTACTTTGTATTACCACTACTATCAAAGCAAAAATTGGTATTACTTTGTTATACCAGTTATCTTGAAAATATTTTTATTTTTATTTGAATAATTTTACAGTTTAAACGAATAATACTATAGAGAGGTTGGAGATTAACCTAGTAAAAATCTTCTCCCCTAGTAAACAACTAAGGGAGGATGGGGGGAGCCTGCCCTAATTTAATTTGGTATAATTTAGTATTACTAAATATATTTAAAATAATTTTATTTTTATTTGAATAAATTCTAAGTTAAAACGAATAATAGAGTATAAGGGATAACTAACACTAGAGAAAAGGAAAGAAAAATGATTTACGATGATCGTGACGATGGAATGAGAGAACAACGACAAGCTGAAATATCCGATGCGATGGATGATCGGGATTTCGAGATAGTGATAGATGATGAAAATATTGAACCAAATTGGGATATTCTGATTGAAAAATTTGAGGATGAAGAATTTCTAAGGGAAGAAATTCAAAATAATTTAGAAAAGTTTTGAATAAATTTGAGTCTTTAACGAATAATAGAGTATAGCAAGTAACACTAACACAAGGAAAGTAAGATGATAAGTTTAGAAGTTATCAAGCCATTAGAAATAAATTTCTCACAAACTGAAAAAATGCCTTGGATTAGTTGGGATTTACCAGCTAAACAATGCAAGACTGGAAGCAAGCTAGTCGATGTTAAGGGTAGTATATGTGAGGGATGTTATGCCCTTAAGGGTAGATACCTTTTTGGCAACAAGAAAAAAGCCGATGATGTTAGGATAGGTCAACTAGAAGACTTGGAGTCTTGGAAGCAAGCTTTTATTAAAGCACTAGCCAAGAAATATAAGCACATGAAAGATAAGTCTAATGCATACTTTAGGTGGTTTACAAGTGGCGATGTTCAAAGTCTAGATATGCTAGTGGCAATGAATGAGATTGCCTTGGCATTACCAGAAGTTAAATTCTGGTTACCAACTAAAGAGCATGGCATGGTAAGGGAATACTTAGCTATACATGGCGAATTTGCCAAGAATTTTACAGTTAGGCCAAGTATGTATATGGTCGATCAAGTGCCTAGCAAGGGGCTTGGATTGCCTACAAGCACTGCAATAAGAACGCCAGTTAATGCAGATAGTCGGCACGAAAATATATGTCAAGCAAGCCTTGATGCCTTTAATGGTGCAAGCAAGGTTAATTGCAACGATTGTCGCAAGTGTTGGGATAAAAGCGTAAGCAATGTGGCCTATATCTATCACTAGGTCACATATTGTGACCATAAAGAAAAGGAAAGTAAAATGTGTTCATACTACACTTGGTTTTTTCCCGAACTAACATTTGAGCAAAAAGTAATTGAATATAAATCAAGCCTATTTGGGGCGTGGAAAGATTCGCAAGATGATTCTTGGAAAGAATACGACATTGAACAGGAGGATGATGATGATAGTGAAGAATTGTAATCATGGTAAATGGCAAAATCTAGGGCAAGATACCGATGATGATGGAAACATATTTCAACGCCACTATTGCAAGGTATGCAATATGGCAAGAGTAAAGGTTGTTGCCAAAATTGTTGGGTATAGAAACATAGCTCAAACTTGTATGCGATATCTGCATACAGATTTTAAAAAGAAATGGGATTATTTTTTGAATAATATCGGTCCTCATACGAATAATTATATATAACAACAAGAGGGAAAGAAAAATGTATTAAGTTAAAATGATCGGTCTGTTTACTACTTTAAGGGGCAAACCACGGTGAGATACCGAAAACGAAAAAAGTAGTCTTTAAAAAAAGCTTGGTGTGTCCTATGGACACCACCGAGGTTTCTGATGGTATGCCTTGCTAGCAAGCAGTATTACCCCTGCCAAAAAGCTTGCAAAGTTATACTTTGTTATACCAATTATTTTAATTTTTTTTTGAATAATTTTGCGTTTCAAACGAATAATATAATATCGGGAAGGGCCGATATAAAATAACCTTGCCTCCTAGAGAAATATCTAGGGGGGATGGGGGGAGGCTGGACTTATAAAATTGGGTATAACTTAGTATAATTAAAAATAATTTAAAAAACTTTTGAATAATTTTAAGGTTTAAACGAATAATAGAGTATGGAAGACAACAACACTAACGAAAAGGAAAGAACGATGGGGAAAGAAATTTATGATTGGGCTTTAGCGAATTACGATGAGGGTGGGCATTGGATTGTTGAGACAATGGAAATCGAGGAAATCGAGGAAGAGTTTAAATCTTTGAAGGAAGCTCAAGAGTATTGCAAGGTAATACAAGATAGGCAAGAAGAGTGCCAAGGGTGGTAAAAATAAAAAAAAGATTTTTTGAATAATTTTGATAGTTGCACGAATAATAGAGTAGGAAGTAACACTAACGCAAGGAGAGAAAAATGGATTGGACTAGCGATGAATGGGAATTTGAATCTTTTGAAGATGGCTACGATGGTAATTACGATGAGAGAGAATATGTCGAAGATGATACCGAAGATTCTGCCGATTGGCCTGATGATATGTGTGGCGAAGACGAATAATTTACAATCCTTGAAAGGGGTTAGCTATGAGAATCATTCACGAAGTAGAAAATTTTGCCGAGTTCAAGAAACATATGCCACCTCTCCTGCTTAGTGGCAGGGAATATAATGTGGGTGTCGATTATGACACAAAGTCTAATACCTTTAAGGTTACATCATGGGAAGAAAAATTTGACTGGGGATGGTATGTAGATAACTACACTGGGCTTTATCCTAACTACTTACACTGTAGGATCTTAGATGGTTGTCAAGCAGTAGCAAAAATGCTTGAAGATAGAGAGTTTGAGAACGAAGAAGCACAAGGCATTGATGATTTCATTCATGAGCATGGCAATGCTATGCGTAAACCAAGTAGATATGATCGGGATTAGCAAAAAAGTTTTGAATAAATTGTGTGTTTGTACGAATAATAATTTACAAGGAGAAGTACGATGAGCAGGACTATTCGGTTTACATTGGTAAATATGCCATTCGAGCGTAGGGGCGAAACGCCAAGGGGCATGGTGGTATTCAAGAGCAAGAAGAAGTCTATCAAGGGTGGTAGACAGGGCGAAAAATTAAAACTAATAAAGGAAGGTGCTTAATGGAATTAATCGCAGCAAGCTTTCTTTTAAATGTGTCTGTGGTTTTGTTTATAAAGATATTTATGGAGGTAGATCAATGATTATTGAAGTAAGTAATGCAGAGAAACGATTGCTTGAACATTCTTTGATTAGATTAAGTTTAGATAAACAAGATGGTCATTTCTATAAGGAAGCAGACATCAAAGAATTATGGATTAAGCTTCACTTTGGTAAACATGAACTTGAACCAGTACCAGAATACTTTTTATTGGAGGAAAGTGATAATGTATAGTCTTTATTCTTATCTTTGCTCAAGTACAGAACTCTTACAGATGGAGATTATTTTTAGCCTGTTCGGAGATAGAATAGGTTTTTAATAAAAGTGAGAGTAAATCCCTCTGCTAGACAATTATACTGATGGGGTTAAAAACCTGTCAAGACAATTCTTCAGAGATTTCAAACTTGGTTTATAACTTTTATCCAATGAACAAAAAAGTTAAATTTTAATCTGGCGGTGTCCTATGGATACCACCGGAGTTCCCGAAGTAATGCCCGAATAGCAAGCGGATTACCCATACCACCAAAGCCAAAAATGGTTATACTTTGTTATACCAATAAAATAAAAAGATTTTTTTGAATAATTTTCAAGTTCAAACGAATAATAGTATAGAAAGGAAAACAAGAATCTAAAACTTGAAAAAAATCGGGAGGGCCGATGTAAAACAACCCGCCTCTCTGGTATCGGGAGAGGGATAGGGGATGCGGAACGCCTATGCCTTTGGCTGTAATACTTGGTTATACCAAAAATAATTTAAAAATCTTTTGAATAAAAATCATGTTCATACGAATAATAAAGTATGAGAAGGAAACAACAAACAAGGAGAGAAAAAATGAGTGAGCAAGAGAAAGAAGTAAGGTTTGAAAATGCGGTAAATAGATTAGATGAGAGGTTTATGGCAAACGAGATGGAGCAGGAAGAATATGACTTCCTTTATCAAGAACTTGTGAAAAAATTTGTGATGCAGTTGAATCAGGCTTGGAAACGAATAACAACTTAAGAAAAAATTTGAATTGGTGTGAATAAATCTGAGTTTGAAACGAATAACTATATATGGAGAATGAAAGATGAATGTAAGATTTGTTGGTGGTGCAACTATCTTTGTCAAGGTGTTGCCGATAACTGATACAAGGGGAAAACGACTTAAGTGTAGTCTAGGCAATGGGATGCGTAGACCTCCGTACCTGACAGTAGGTTGGGATTACGAATTGGAATATAAAGAGAACTTCGCCAATGCTGCAAGACTTTTCGCAGAGAAGTTAAAGTGGGAAGGCGATATGGTAGGTAGTTGGATGAAGGATGATGCTTTATTTGTTTTCACTAACTAAGGGGATATAGTCATGAGAAGTTACGATAAGTTGGGTGCTTTGCCAGAAGTTAAGGACAAACCTTACGAGAAGCCACCAGAAAGCGATTTATTCCTGCTTGCTGAGCATTTCGGAGGCAGATTGGCTCTGAGGTATGGTTTAGAGACACTTGGCAAAATTGATGCCGATAATGTCGCCCTAATGGATACGATCTATGATAGTGTTTATGATTACATAGACATGACCGAATTTTACGAAGAATACATCGAAGCTTGTGGGGCTATGGATTTCAACTGGCATAACATATACTATGCCGAGGTATTCCATATGCTCAAGAAAGATGGGTATGTTCACTGGGGTGATAACTATGAAATAGGGAGTACAGAATGAACGAAGAAACTAAGGCTAAGTTATTAAAACTTTGGAATGAATCCAAAGATAAAGAAACATGGTCGTTCTTTGGCGGTACATTCACAGTGGATGGCCAGACATGGCAAGTGATTCCAGCGGGTGCAGCTTGGGTGAAGGATGGCAAGCTTGTAAATAGAGAACCAAGATTTTTAAAATGTAGTTG